AATCAAGATGAAGCCAACAAGGCGCAGTATGCAACCAATGACATGGCTTCTGCCTCTGGTCAGTTGGGTATCTTGCATAGCACCGCAGCAACATTGAGCGACGAGTTGTTCAAGCAACTCAAAGATCAGAATCTGATCAGCCCAGACGAAAGAACACAGCTTGCATCATTTGCATCCCGTGCTGTCCAGATCGGCGGTACATCGTCTGCTGGCCTGAATGCGCTTGATCAATACACCCGTGGTGGTGGCGCTTCAATGAGTGCGGAACAACGCAAAGCATTGGGTGCGGCTGTTGCTGGTGCTGGCCTTGGTGTGGATGCTAGTGGCACTGTTGTCGATAAAGATGGAAAGCATGTAGATGTCAGTAAGCTGAAGAGCTTGCAACAGTCAGGCGCATTTGGCGCAAGCTTCGAACAGAACTTCAATCAGTCTGTCAACGAAGCAAAAGCCAGCTTGATGTACAAAAAGATGAATGGTCAACAGCAACAAATGTTTGACCAGATGCTTGATGTCGCCAAAATGATTGAGCAAAAGAAGCTTGAGATTGCACAAAAGCACGGTGCAAACGCAAATCTGCCTTTCTTGGTGAGCCCCATCCTTTCAACTATGGGTGACCAGTACGCACGTTTCCAAGTGCAACAACAGGTCGGCATGTTAAATGCTGAGTTGATGCGTGACTATGCTGACTACAGAGCAAAAGTTATGGAGTCGTATCCAAAAGGCACTGCTCCAGCGCCTGGAGAGATTGAAGCTGCATTTGCACGAACAGGCCGATACTTGGAAAAGCGTGACGCTGCTGTAAGTCAGATCAAGCAGACGATGGCCACCATTGAAAAGACAATGAATACTGGCACTGTCATTGCCAAAGAGAAAGTGGCTGGTGAGGTTCCTCAACAGGGCGTGAATGCTTTGAAACCTGCTGTGCCTCCAATTGACACAGCAAGTCCAACCGCAAAAAATGAAGAGGTTGTAATCCCATCAATTCCGAAGACGAACAATCCAACAGGGTTCAAAGTCATTCGCAATGAGCGTCAATTCAAGGTCAAGGAATAATCATGGCAGAGCATAAAGTTCAATTGCCCGACAACTCAATCATCACGATTGAGGGGCCAGATGATGCGACTGATCAAGAATTGCTTGATGCGGCAAACAAACACTACACCAGTAAGCAAGAGAAAAACACTGGCCCTATATCCACCATCAAATCTGCTGTTGAGTCAGGCGCTCAAAGCGTAAGAGATTCAGATGCGATGGCTTATGGTGCTGGTGCGGCGGCTCTTGCTGCTGGTATACCTTTGGCCAAAAAACTCAAAGACCGCATCTTTGGTGAGAAAGAGGCTCCAGTCAGAATTGATCCAGAGATGGATGTCAATCGACAAATGCCAACTGAGCCATTCATGGAGCCAGAGAAGGTTGCGCCAACCGCTGCTGCTGTAAATGATTGGGAATCTCAGTTGAGCCCCCAAGACAGGGAATTGCTGGAACGCTCAAAAGCAAATGCTGCTGCCAAGGCTGCAACTGCCCCTGCGCCAGCCCCTATCCCTGAACCACCAGCATTCATCCTGAATCAGTTCCCTGCTGGCGCTGATGTGCCTCCGCAGCCTTCAAAAATGGTGTGGGAACCACCAACCGCTTCTTTGGCTGTTGCTGCTCCAGCCGCTGTGCCAATGCCTGTTGCTGAAACCCCTGTGGCCACTTTGGCAGATGCTGTTCCACCGCCACCTGCAACACCAACTGCCACGCCACCTGCAACACCACCTGAAAAGCCAGCCAAGAAGACTGGCCGACCAGCCGCCAGCACATTGGAGCCAACCACCTTCCGTGCTGACCTTGGCCCTGGGGACAACTGGCTGTACAACACTGCTGGCCCTGAACGCAGAAAATTAATCTTGGCCGAGTTCAATGAAGGCAAGCCAGCCAAAGATGAAAAAACGGCATACAGAATTTACAAAGAGTACAAAGAGAAATATCCAAAGGATATGTTTGGCCCTGTGATTCCTCTTGAAGAGGCCAAGAGTCGTGGTATCCCACCCCCAGAAAACTACGGCAAGCTGGGTAAAGCCGCCAAAGTTGGTGGTGTAGCTGGCCTTGCATTGACTGCTGCTGAGATGGCCAACGCCGCTCAAAAATCACGATCAGGTAACGATGCGCCTTTGCGTGAAACTCTTTTTAACTTGCTTGGCATGGTTCCAGGCTTGGGCACTGCGTTTACTGCTGGCACTTTTAGCGGTGGGCTGAATGAAAACGAAGGCGCTGAACTGGCTCGTCGCCGTTTGATGCCACCAGAAATCACTGCGAGGTAATCATGGGTGAAATTGATCCTATCGCCTATGGCGTACTGACAGCCAAGGTAGACAACCTTGAAAAGAAGATCGACAAGATGGAGAAGTCGATTGAAGAGCTTATTGCCTTGGTCAACAAAGGCAAGGGCGGGGTATGGATGGGCATGGCCATAGTGTCTGGCATCAGTTCAGTCATTGGCTTTGTCTCACATAATTTCTTCAACAGGGGTTAAAAATTGACCCGATCAGCCTGTGCCTGTTGGCCGCAGGGCTGGTTAAAAACATCCAAGAGGGATGTCAGCTTTACCGTGATGCCAAAACCCAGTTCATCGAAATTGCAAAGACTGGTGAAGAGGTCATGGCTATTGGCAAAGAGGTCCACGGCTTCATTGGCAAGCTTGTCCAGTTCTTCGCTGGAAAACCCAAAGCCGAAGCGCCCAAGCCTGTGGCGAAAAAGAAGGAAAAATATGTCGCTGTCGATGAGGACCAAGTTCTCAACGATGTTGTTGACAACCTCATCAAGTTCTTCCACATCCAAGAGCAGCTTGCCCAGCACATAAGGGAGGAAGAAGAGAAGTCCCGCACCGTCTACGACCCCAACCAAAACCATTTTGAAGCAGCCATCAAGCGTGTGAGAGCGCAAGACCAGATGGATCAGTTGGTGGTGACAATACGGGAGGCGATGACCTGGAACGCCCCGCCTGAGCTTGGGGCCCTGTACAGCAAGGTCATGGACATGCGTGAGATTGTTGGAGCCGAACAAGAGGCGGCAAGGCTGGCGCAAGAATCAAGGGAAAAGCAAAGAAGATGGCTACGCAGACAAAGGGAGGCGCAAACAAGGTTAAAGGCGGGAATAAGCGTCCTAACCCTGATCCTTATCGGATACCTGTGGCTCCTGTTCCTGTTCTTGCAGAGGAAGGAATCGATGTGATGGGAGCGCTTGGGTGGATATGTGCCGTGGTGTTGGTGGCCCTGCTACTTCCGCTGGGTGGCATGTTGTATCTGGACATCTTGCAAACCCAAAAAGATGCCGAGAAAATGTTGAAGAAAATAGAGCGTCTTGAACGCCAGATCGAAAGGAAAGAGCATGACAAAAAGCCTGATACCTTTGCTGATAATCCTGTGTTTGACAGGGTGCGAAGACCGTTTTCGATACCCCTGCCAAGACCCGAAAAATTGGGAAACCCCTGAGTGCAAGCCACCCATTTGCACAGCCACTGGCACATGCCCTGAAATGCTCATCAAACCAGAACTGGAGAAAAAATAATGGACAACCGCATGACTGCTGAAGAAATCGAAGCCCGTGTGTGGGCTTTTGTCATTGTTTCCTTGGTCCTGATCCTTTTAGGATCAATGGCCATGTTCCTATACTCAGTTTCATTTGTGACACAGCCCATGTCGGGCCTGGCTCCTATCGACAAGGTTTATACCCAGCAGATCTCCACCATCATGGTGTTTGTGTCTGGTGTCTTGGGTGGTGTGGCTGGCCGATCAGGCGTGAAAGCTGTGGCCAAGGCTGTGGCATCCGCAGAGGCTACAGACAACGATCCACCGCCCCCAACTTGGACGGGTAGACCACCAGCCCCAAACTGGGTAAACAAGCAGCCTAGCCCCCCTTCAGCGCCTCCCAAGCCTATGGTCCGACCTTTGGCCAATGACGATGACGAGCCGTCCTTCAAAGGGGCAAAAGAATGAGTTTGCTCAACCCTGCTGTTTGGCTGGGCTTTTTGTTGGCAATGGCCGCTGCGTTTGGGACTGGCTACTACAAGGGTGTCAAGAGCGAGCAAAACGAGCAACAACTGGTTATTGCCAATTTGAACACCGAGGCCCGTCAGAAAGAGCAAGCCCTTGTCACCGCCGTCACCACCCAAGCAACCCAACTCGTAAAGGCCAACAATGAAGCCAAAGTTTTATTACAAAAGCGTAATCATGCTATTGACACTGGCGCTCTCAAGCTGCGGATTCCTGTCAAAGCCCCCGTCTGCCCCGTATCAGCCACCGACGATACCCCCGCTCCCGCCCGAGATAGCGTTCAAACAGGAGCCGAACTTGACCCAACGACTGCTCGATCTCTTGTCGCCATCACCGACCAAGGAGATGCCAACACAAGGCAACTCAACGCCTGTATCGATGCCTACAACACCGTCTACCAAACCCTGAAAGGAAAACCATGAACGCCGAACAACTGGCCAACGCCCTGGGCATGCCACCCTCCAAAGCCGATGATTGGATCGATGCGATAAACACTACATTCGAAACATTTGGCATTGAAACCCCTGAACAACAGGCTTCTTTCCTTGGCCAGTGTGCCCATGAGAGTGCTGGCTTCACCGCTCTAGTTGAAAACTTGAATTACAAAGCTGAGAGCCTGTGCAAGGTGTGGCCAAAGCGTTTCCCAAGCTTGGAGGATGCCCAGCCCTACCACCGCAACCCTGAGGCCATTGCCAACAAGGTTTACTCCAGCCGCATGGGCAACGGTGACGAAGAGTCTGGAGATGGCTTTAATTTTCGGGGCAGGGGGCTTATTCAGTTGACTGGCCGAGACAACTACCGTGCTTGCGGTGAGGCCCTGGGTGTTGATCTGGAAGCCGAGCCCGATCTGGTCAGCACCCCCATGTACGCAGCCCTGTCTGCTGGCTGGTTCTGGCACAGGAACAAGCTGAACAACATTGCCTCAGACATTGTGGCCGTGACCAAGAAGATTAACGGCGGCACACATGGTTTGGATGACCGTGTTGCCCGTACTCAAAGGGCACTTGAGGTGTTTGCCTGACAGCGGTGGTGATCACGCTGTAGAGTGGTCAGGAGGACTGCCAGACAGGCTTTGCACCTGTAGGCAGTACCTTCGGCCACCCTTACCTCCCCACGGGCCCTGTGTCGGCCATAGAACGTCCTGACGACCTCAAAAGTCGTCGTATGAGTTGATGTGTTCTTTGATGTGCTTGCGGATAAGTCGTTCGATGGCATATTCTTCATCACCAGTCAGATCGTCATGGTGGTCTTTGCCGTTTTCATCCAAGGCTTCCCACTCAAATTCGTAGTCTACGCCCACGCTGGGATCGTAGTCGGTGATGTCGTACCAAATGTCAAGATCAAGCTCAAGCTCATCAGAGTAAAAAACCTCGCAGAATGTGCTGTAAACGCTCATGATCAATCCTTAAAAAATTCAATACCAGCGGCAATCAAGCCAACAATGCAAATCAGCATGACCAATGCTCCAGCAAGGAGGAAGGTCAGCAATACGATGTTCAGCAAGCTTTCCATTCCCGCTCCAATCTGTCTGCTTTGGATTTGACGTTCTTGCCTGTCAGGGTGACCAGTCCCATCTTCTGAAGCTCTGGCAGTCTACGGGCCACCGCATTGGGGTCTAGGCCAGTCTTTTGAGCGATCCCATCCTTACCCATAGGCCCGTGCTCAATAAGGGCTAGATGGACGATTTGGAAGTGTTTAACGGGGGTTTTTGTCTCATTTGCGGCAAGATGGCTCGTTAGAGGGTCTGAATTTCTTGCTCTATTGAAGATCGGCAACTTGAAAAACTTACCCACCTCGCCGCCAAAAAATGTTTTATCAAAATCGCTCATGATGTTCTCCTGAAAAGTCTCTTGAAAAGGTAGAGGTACTCGCTGCACTGGTGCAATTGCCTTGCGTACATGATGCCAGCATCCGCTTTCCCTCTGATGGTTATTCTACCAAGGTTAATTGCTCTGAGTCAACGGCGCTTTCAACGCTGATGCCTTTTTGCAACGCTTCGACCAGATCGTTTTGTGTTGCCACTTTGACGGTGATCAATGCTTTGGCCACATGGTTCATGGCTTGGGCACGGTGGCCAGCCCGAACAAGGCGAGTTTCATGGCCGTGGCCAACAATGTAAATGCGTGAGTTATCCATGTTGTCTTTCAGAAGGGGATTCCATCGTCTATGTCATCAAAGCCAGTCTTGCCACCTTTGCGGGTGGGCTCAGAGCTTTGACGGGCTGCTGGCGCTTTGGGCTTGATGGACAGGGACATGAATTTCTTGCCCTCCTTGCCATCTTTGATCCAGCCATTCAGCCAGTATTCAGTGCCTTCCACGTTGATCTGACCGTTGTAGTCAGCGTGGGTGTCACTTTCCTTTTTTTCATTCCGAGCCAAAGTGCCTCGGTTGGTGTTGTCGTACTTTTTCTGTTCCATGTTTCTCTCTTAAAGTGGTTTCGCCTTTTTAATTGCGCTTCTTGTGGATGAATCCATTTGATTGGACAGCCACACCTCTTGATCTGCTTCAAGTGCATTGCTCTTGATCAAGTCATAGGCTTCCCTTGCCTTGCCATTTGCAACCAACTCTTTGCAGCTTTCTGCCAACTCCATCAAAAATTCCTTGATGTCGTTTGGCAAATCATCCCCGATACCACCCTTTGGGGTGATGATGGGTGCATCTCCTTTGCGGCCTGTGGTGGCATCCAAGGCATCGTGTTCAACGATCTCCATTGCAGTGACCCACAGGTAGCGGCGCTGATAAGTTTCCACAGCACCGATGTTCTGGACTTCATGACAGCCCTTCAAAGCCGCCGAACCAAATGGGCTGGTGATGGTGATCATGCCGCCACCGTCAACGTCAACGATGTCCAGGCTTGCTTCTTCTTTGTTGAACGACACAATGCCCACCAAGCCGATCTCGTCAAAGATTTGCAGGGTAGGGTGCAAGAAGTCGCCCAACTCAAAGTACTGGTAGCCAGCAAATTTGTTCAAGCCAGATTTCTTGAGGACTTGGGTGCGAAGCTTTGCCCGTGCAATTGACAGCTTGCGGTAAACCTCCATGTTTGCTTTGCTTACGTCATTCATGACAATGCTCCTTGTTTTGCCGCCCAGCTTTCATACTCTTCCAATTCAAATGCAATAAATTCTTTTTGTGCATCTTCATCAAAGTCGCTGAACTTCATGAAGTGGTTCTCTGAGCAGCAATGCCACTTGTCATACTTTGGCTCCATGCAGTAACAGCAATAAAGCTCTTCGGATTGTTTGTGTTGTTTGATTAACTCTTGTTGGTATTCGTTCATTCTCATGATGTTTCTCTCAGGTGAACCATATGTAAAAGCCGTGAAGGATTCCTATTGGAAAGAAGATTGCGCCAGCAAGGAGGAAGCCCCAAGCAGCGTTTCCAAAGCAATAGAAGATGTGTGTGAGCCATGCAATGAAGCAGCCCCAGCCAATTAGATGACCCATTTGAATACCTCCAGCATAGGGAAGAACCCAATGATTGGCCAAAGTATTGCCGCTACCAAGAACTCTGTGCCCGACTGGACACGCTTTTCCATGCTATTCATTTCAATTCCTTTCAGAGCAAGCTCTCAAAATATTCCAGTGCTTTCATGCGAACAAGGTCGGTAATGTTTTGGCCATCGGGTGTCAACACACCGTCCAACTCAAACTCACCATCAGTGTTGCGGCTGTACGCCAACATCAGGTGTACACCCTCGTACATGATCTCTCTGGTGTACTGGCCTGTTTTGATGTTGAAGTTGACTTTATCTTGAGGCATATGCAATACCAAAAACAAAGCCAACAAAGAACATGGCCAGATATGAAAAAATGTTGTCAATATTTTTTTCTGATGCTGATTTGCACCCAAACGGGTTGGGATCCATGTCGTGCGGAAAGGCTTCCTTGAGTGTTCTTGGAAAGCGTTTTGTCCCATTGACATCGTAGTACTGGGGGCTCATTTGCTTTCCTTGAAGGGATCGCCCCAAGAGGACATCACGCCCGTCTGTGTGTTGAGCAGTTGATCTCCGAACTGTTCGACTACTTGGCCATTGTTTCCTACCCATGAATTGCCCATCCTTGTGAAAGTGTTGCCACTGTCCGACACCTTCATGGATTCGGTTTCGTAGTATGTGTGGCCTGAAAAAATGTTGATTTTGAACATCAGAAGCTCCATCCAAATTTTTTGATCCAGTATTCCACAGGTGTTGTGGAAACGACAGATTCCCGCATCGCAGACACGCTCAGTTCATTGATGTAGGTGGATGGGTCTTTGCCATAAAAGAACTCTTTCATGTCATCCATCATAAGAGCCACAGCATCGTCCAAGTACAAGGCTGTCGCCCTGCTGATGACCATCGATGTGTCGTCCTCTGGTTGATAAATCAACTTCGTTTCATACGTCATTACTCTCTCCTTTGTGTTACGCCAAAAATGACAATTGAAGTGTCGGAGATACCAAAGTTATTGTCAAACAGTTGTATGAAATAGACACACGTTTTACTCAGGTAATATGGGCTATGCTACATTAAACCCATCGACAACAAAGGAGTGAATCATGACCGTAGAAGAGCTTGAAAAGAAAACCACGCTCTACAAAGTGGGCCAGTTGCTGGGTTTAACCTATCCAGCGGTCTACAAGTGGCGCAAGACCAACAAGATCCCCAAGCTGCGTCTTTTCGAATTGAAAGAAAAGAAGCCTGAGTGGTTTGTTGAGCAGCCCGAAAAAGTTTGATATGATCTGCCCCGTTGTCGTCGCACACAACAGCTTGAAGCCGTTTACACATGCGTTCTGGCCTCTGGGGATTCTCAGGGGGTGCGACCCGAATGCAGTTGTAAACGGCTTTTTTGTTGGCGAAGGCATCCCTCAGGGCGGGATAGCAAATGGTCTGCATGGACTGAACCCAAGAAACACCGCACACAGTACACCCCTGTGCAAAATGCGACCAGCGTTGGTTTGGCGACTGGTAATGACACAAGTACACGGTGGTAACAAGGCTTGTGGATAAAGTGAACAAACTCGTCATACGCACTTGGGGCTTGTTGATTAATCATCTAGTCTGGAGCGGGTCGGATACCCCTGTATCCACCCTTGGGAGAACTATTGTCAAGAGAAAAGTAAAGGAGATGCAATGAACAAAGCAAAGGTAATCAGGGAACTGAGAATAAAAAACCCATCATGGACAACCAACAACATTGCTGATGAAGTTGGAGTCGATAGAGGGTATGTCTCTCACATCTTGTGGAGATCGAGAGAGCCAAACAAAAAGAAAGATGACTACATCAAGGATTTTGAAGAGCAGTTGTCCATAAACGAGTCTTTGAAAAAAGAAATAGAAAAGCTTGAAAATGAAATTAGAACGCTGAAGATTGTCAATAAATTTTTAAGAGAAAACTAAGGAGAGAGTATGTTTGAGAGTGGCTTTGAGAAGTTCTGGAATGCCTGGCCTTCATCACCTCGCAAGGGTGCAAGGATCAGTTGCAAACAAAAATGGGTGGCCAAAGAGTTTGAATCTCAAACCACCCAGATCGTCAAGCACGTTAATTGGATGAAGACCACCGACATGTGGTTGAAGCAAAACGGCGCTTTCATCCCTGCCCCACTTGTCTACCTCAACCAACAGCGTTGGGACGGTGCTGAAATACCTGAGGTGAAAGAAGTGGTCAATGTCTTGAAGGTGATGGATGAAGAAAATAAAAAGGCCATCCCTATGCCAGCAGACATCAAAGCAAAGCTGGACGCATTAAGGGGACGTTCATGACACAAGATGAAATCATTGAGATGGCTGAACAGGCTGGCTTTGAAATTGATTGCTGTTCTCTTGATTGGCATAAGCGAATAACAGCCTTTGCCCACCTTGTAGCCGCCAAGAAGCAAGAGCGCATTATTGAAGTGCTTGAGCGTTTAGGTACATGGGCGCACATAACTGAAGTGGTAGCTGAAATCAGAGGTGAAGCATGACACAAGATGACGTTATTGAGATGGCAAGAGAGGCTTGTTTGTTTTACATGGACTACATCAGAGTGGATTCAATGAAGCAACTTGAGGACTTTGCCAACCTTGTAGCCGCCAAAGCAACAGAAGAAGCCAATGCAAGAGCAAACGCATCATGGACATTGATGTGCAAGAAGATGGTTGCCTTTGAAAGAGAAGCCTGTGCAAAGGTGTGTGATGAAGTTGGAGAACATCCCTCATTGACACCTCAACATTGCGCTGAATCAATCAGAGCCAGAGGTGAAGCATGAAATGGTTTGATTGGTTTTATGGAATAGGGCAAATTTGTGTTTTGTTAGGTTGCGTATGGCTGATGTGGCTATTTGCACTAGTTCTAAAACACGCAGGTTATTAAGGAGAACAAGCATGACACAAGAAGTTCTGAAGCTGGCACTTGAGGCGTTGGAAGAGTATGTCAATGTCGTAGTGTCTGTCAATGACCCGAATGAATGGACACCAAAAGTTGCAGATGCAGGAGAGCCTGCAAGAAAAGCCATCACCGCCATCAAAGAAGCCTTGAGAGAACACGCCATGCGTGAAGTGCAGAGGCTTGGGCAAGAGATTGAGCAAGAGCAGAAACTTATTGGGACTGTTGGCGATCTCTTTGATGACAGAGTGATAGCGCATAGGAAACTAGACAGGGATTTGCTGGT